CATTTTCCGTTAGTTTGAACTTTTTTTCTTGTAAAGTTTCACCATATAAAGCCCTGAAATTACCACACACATGGCAAGAGCAGGCCTTCATGTTGTCCACATGTTTAAGGGACCAATCATTGATAAGGGGGTCTCTCTTATCGTCGGGGTGGGGTGTACCAGATCGGAATGAGAACAATAAGGTTTTAGCAATCTTCTTGGTCTTGGCCAATTTGGTAGACCTAGCTCTTCTCCTTTCGCCTCTAGCCATATTCTTACTGGGAAAATCATCCATTATGATACTCCTCTATTTTGTTCTTCAGTATGCCTTTCATCCTCACTTTATCATACAACATAAAAGGTTTCAGTTTATCAGCTTGTAGCTTGATTTTAGGGTATAAGAAATCAGACTGGAGCTTGATATCATATTTACTGAAAAATCCTATGAAGTCATTAAGTATAATCAAAGTTTCTAATGAGATATCCTTTTGAAGATATAACATAATGATCTTTGGTAGTTGATCAGTAACTTTAAATAGTTCTTCAGGAGAGCCGACACTTGAGAATGCTTTTTGAATTTCATTCTCAAAGAGATAACTGATAGATTGTTGTCTCTTGACAAAACTTCTATAGATATCGTCGGCTTCATCCTGAAGTAGATCACCAACCCAACTTTTATCGGAGTTGACAAGGTTAGCAATGATAAATTCCGTTATCTCAGTATCATCATATTTTCTACACAGTTTTTGAAACTGGTATTTGTCACGCCGAGATAAAAAACTCTCTTTACTAACTCTTGTCTTTCCCTGATATTTAAAGAAATCATAGTTGGGTTGAGTGAAATGATTCTTAAGTGCTATGAATAAGCAATAAGTATCATATGCCGATAAGCGCATGACTATAATGGCAGTTTGAATGTATTAGATTTAGGTAGGAAGTTTAGTTCTTCTGCTTCTAATTTAATCTTAGATCGGATCGATCCTGATAGAAGTTTGGCTGCGATTTCAATCTCATAATCAAATTTTTCACAATAATAAACTATGGCATCCATATAAGATAAATTCTTCTCTTTGACAAGGGTCTCTATCTTGATAGAAAATGTAGATATTTCAATTTTATTGGACATTATATATGAAAGAGAGGGGCTATTAACCCCCCTCCATCTCCATATTAGTATATGTTTAATGATTGAGCCGCAAGTGTGACACTAACGCCAACTTGCCCCTGAACACTAATTGGATTGAGAGCAACTGAATTAGCTCCACCACCAACGAGTGCATTAACACCTACGCCGAAACCAAGTGCAGCTTCAGCATTGGCGCCCACATATGAGCCAACAAGATTCTTTGGCGTAATATTAGAAGGTGCAATAACGACCCAAACAATAGTCTTTGCACCAGTATAGCCAACGTCAATACCGATCTTGCCGATATTTGCACCATACTTAGTAATCTTTCCTGAAGCATCAGTAAAGGTACATTGGGCATTCTTACTTGAGCCTAGAACCAATCCCCAACCGCCCTGAACAGAACAAGAAAGTACTCCTACTTGTAGGGTTGACTTGGGGGCAGGAAGAACAGCGCCATAAACACTGGTCGTAATAGTTCCTGCAATTAATAGTGTAGTTAGTAATAGTTGCTTAATCTTCATCTTATTCTCCGTCTTTCAAATAAAACTTAATGGTTATAAACTCAGCTAACTCTTTTGTCAACTTCAATACCTCCAATCGTACATCAAATTATCGACCAAATACCTTATTATAAAGCTTCTCTACCCATGCTGGCTGTGGAATAACATTCCACCCTAGAATGAGCCCAACAACTAAACCGATTGCGACCTGTATAGCTAGTGTTTGCATTTTGGTTCTCCTTAAATAAATTGATAAACTTCTTCATTCTCAAACATACAGAAACTAATTCTTTTGACATGATCATATATAATATTAACTAATTCCCCCGTCTCGGCATATTTAGCTGGCATCTGTAGAGAATTGGATAAAGTTTGTTCACAAAAAGATTCTCTATTATTCCAGATAGCCGATTGATTGTTATCTAATAAGAAAGTTGTCATAATATTACCAGTTAGAAGAAAGCGGTAGTTTTATTCTGTTTCCAAGTTAAAACTACCAAAAACTCAGTTTACGCCGCTAGGGCGTAACGAGGAGCAAAGTTATCGTTTGCATTTGCATTTTTGATCTATAAGGCGATCAGCCCGCTATCTCCATCCGTCTTTCAGTGCCAAGCGACCCTAATTCACCCCCATCAGAAGCACACCTGATCCCTCAACTTACAAGGAGTCTCTTTCGAGCAGGTCCCGGTGTGCTTGTGGTGGAGGTGGCGGGAATTGCACCCGCGTATTGTACACCTATCTCCAAACTTCATCGATAACATTATATTTATAACACATATACTCCTCATTGTCAACTACTTTTTTCTATAAGGAACGATTTTGTCGTTAACAATCTTTATAATCTTATCTTCCAATAGAAAATTAACTGCGGTTTCTATTCCATGAACCATACCAGCTTTTCTATTCCACCATGCACATATACCATACATTATGACTGATAGTAATATCATCCATGGATCTAGATACATCTAATTTTCCTTTTTGTAAGCTAAGATTTTTTCAAGAAGAGGCTCAATATAAGCAACTCTATTTTTACAAAATACCTGAGGAGTATTTGAATCATCAGTTGAGATTATAATAACAACTTGCTCAATCGGATTGCCGACTAGTTCTTCATACATCAGTGAATATGCAGTTCCTTGCAGAAAATAGTCAAGAATATAATCTTCCTTCTTAGTCCTTAGAGATGTCTTGAAATCTATAACGGACAGAACTCCATCATATTCCGCAATAACATCAGTTCTTCCTGCTATTCCGAGACTTTCTGAATATAACGATGACTCAATATAGTGTATATTATCTATTAAGTCAAGAGTTGATTTTGCATCTAGAAAAGCTTGCTTCATATCTGGCATGATACCCTGCAATAGAGTTCTATCATTTCTCAAATATTTTTCTAGCATATTATGAAACTTGGTGCCACGAACGGATGCACGACCGGAGATGGCATTGGCTACATCAACACCGACCCGGTTGCGCCATTCCGTAATAGATTGCTTTTTGAAATGACCCAAGACAGTTGTGACAGACGGAAGATAGACGCCATTTGGTGAGATGTAGAACCTCTTCCCGTTTTTTTCTTCAACGGGAAGAGGCTTGAGTTCTGATAGATTTTGGAGATAATGAAATGTTTTCACTTCTTTCACCGTATATCTTTATTTTTCACATCCTGTATAGATAGCTAGGCGGTTTAGCCACTTCAAAAAGGACACTTTCCGGGCTTGGAGAAGTGGTAATACCATCGACTATAATACCCTGTTCCTTAAGAATGCTAAGGAACTCTTTTTCCTTATTCACATAGTATGACCAATTACCGAAGAAACCCTCAGGTGGATTGGTCTCCTTGGATTTCTGCTCCGTGATATAATTCTTAAGCTTCTCTAGAAACTCTTTTTCACTGATATTCATTGGATCCTCACGTGGTAAATCGAGCGGGTGACTTCTTCTTACCGGGTCTAAGTTCTGTTTGGAATGGTGATTCCGGGTTATTGAATTTTAGCTTTGAACCTACCTTCTGGGATTTGTCCATTCCTGGAAATCCTTTGTCATTAGTACCTATTAGTCTAGCAGTTTTCCCATCATGATGCAAGATGGAATCTTGACCAAAATACTTACCTAATTTCCTTCCCAGTGCTACTACACCTGCACCAGCTTCTCTTCCTGGCGCCTTGGCGTGGATGATATGAGAGGTCTCTTTACCACCTTCATATCGACCCTCCGACTTGCGGACACCATATCCAGCCTTCCTAGCTATGGAGACCAGCTCCTTATTGCGACCATGGACTTCCTTCTTGGAGAGACCCGGGCGCTCAGTGGAGACGGCCACAAAATGGCGACCCTCTCCTTCATGAGCCTTCATCCTAGCTAGTGGGTTACCCTCTATAAGTTCCTTGACCTTACCACGAATAGAGATAGTATCACTATTCTCGCTGGTTGTCAAGTTTTCTTTTAAGTATTCCGTAAATCTTTTCATAGACCTAACCTTTCTTTGGCCATTATATAGTCCCGAACTAACCCCGACCTAATTATATCTTGTGTTTCAAATTCAATATGCACAAAACTATTTATTTCTTTTGTTATTTGCATGAGTTGAGTTATACCTTCTTTTTCATACCTACGAACTAAATCTGTCTGTCTGAAGTCTCCACATATTATTATTTTACTATTATTACCCAGTCGCGTCATGACTGTGTTGGTTTCATGAGATTCTAGATTTTGTGCCTCATCTAATATAACTATGGAATTATTCATAGTTACGCCTCTTAGAAAAGATGTAGATGTGAATTGTACTATATTTTTCAATTTTAATATGTTATAACCGTCACCTTTGCCAAATAAATCATCACAAATTTCTCGATAAGGGTCTTCGTATATCTCTATCTTTTCTCTCATGGAACCCGGAAGGAATCCAATATCACGCGAAGGAACTACCGACCTAATTATAATAATTCTATCATAAACCGAGTTATTGGATAATATCTCTTCCAATGAAAGATATACCGCACAAAATGTTTTTCCTGTTCCTGCTGCTCCATGAAGCATGAGATTCGACCCCTGCTTATATGCATCAAAGGTCTTTTGCTGGTTTACAGTTAGGGGAAATACCTTTCTGAGTTCAAAATGCTGATCTTTATGCTCTTTTTGCTCGGCTCGACCGTTTCTAGTTCTTTTAGCCATATCGCAATGTGCTCCTTTAAACGCAAAAGAGACACGCAGCCAGCGCATCCCTTTTTTACTTCTAATAGTAGTCAGTGAGGTTCTTATATAATGTCATTCAGAGATATTTATATTTCTTTAGCTATTTGCCAACGCCTTTCAATAGAAGATTTATCAACACCAGGCAATTCTTTTATCTTACCTAAGATGCCCTTTTGAAAGTCAGCAGGAGGCTTAGTTACTCCGATACCGATCGGATCTACCAAATTCATTACAACTAGAACCTGAATAATATCAGGCCTCTTTGCAAGATACTCATCGAGTTCTGCCATTCTCATTTCTTCGACAAATTGCTCACCAGTCTTTATATTTTCGAATGTATAAAATGACATTTCAATTTCCTATCCAGGTTGGGCGATCTCTTTTTGACCAGGTATGTAGATGCGTTTTTCCGTTCTTATAATAATTTCTATAATTAATCACGGGATCATCTGAAACTATATATTCTTCTGCCATAGCACAAGGCATTTTGGTTGCACTCCAGTCTTTCAACCCAAAAGGCGGAGATTGCAACATATGCCCCATTCCATAACATTTATGGGTTTTTCCATATCGAAAAGTATATTCAGTGGCAAGAGCGAAAAAATGCTCCACTAACCAGTTGTAATTCTCAACCGAAGTTCGCGCCCAGATTGCAGAGGGATGATTCATATGGGTAGCAGAATATAGCACGGATTCCCTTGCATCATAGAGCTTCCACCGCTTCACCTTGCGTAGACCAGAAGAGTCTATGTACTCTACCCCATCAAGCACTCGATGAGCGGTGGAGAGCAATTGGGCAGATTCTAACACCATTTTGACAATGTGTTTATCCACCATCCACTGTGCGGCTTGGATTGGGTCGTTGGATATGTAAAAGATATTGATTTTAGCCTCCTATTGATTTAAACGTCAATGATGAGAGGTTGATACCCCTTATGGTGGGCCTCATGGGGATATCCCCGAGGATGGCAGATCACCCTAGTCTGACCAACCATATAATCCATGGCATCATGGGTATGACCGTGGATCCAAAGCTTAGGAGGCTTCTCCATTGCTTCGATCCTATCACGAAAATCATTGACAAAGCAAACATTGATCGGATGCCCGACATACCGCTCATGGACGGACAGCTTGGTAGGAGCATGGTGTGTCATGATAATGTCAGCACCACTATTGAAGACAAACTCCTTTTGGGTTTCATGGGCCGCAATATAAGCCTCATGGCTCATATAATTGGTAAGTCTATGGTCATTCAGGTTATTGCGATAGAATAACCAATCCATAGGATTTTTGAGATCCGTCCATAGGGTAGCACAGGCTACCTCTAGGTTTCCCAGTTTGACCATAAACATCGAATCTTCTATCTGAAAATTATCATGATAGAAATCATGGTTCCCTCGGATACCAGTGAGGTAACCTTTATGTTTCTCATAGAAATCCCATCGATGCTGCTTATATGAAGATATATCACCAGCACAAAGATAATGCACATCAGGCTCAGGATTGAAATCCCAAGCTGCAAAATCCATATGGAGGTCTGATATGATACCGATTTTCATTTTTATTGACTACACACCTAAATCGCGGAGATTTATAGGTCCCTCGAAAGAGTCGAAGCCAGGATCGACCGAATAACCAGAAGGCTTAGAAGCAGACTTAATCTTCTTATTCAATCCAATATAGGTCAAAAACTTCTCGGCGGCATCCTTATCAACAACCTTCTTAGAAACGAACTTGGAGGCACCCTTAGCAATCACTCGCTTAATAGCGGGCGCCTTCTTGCTTACCTTAGCCGACTTAGTCAGGAGCTTGCCAGAACGATAATCTTCGACATTATCTGGCTCCTTAACGAGTGTATAAGAAACGATCTGACGGCCATTCTTATTAGAAACGAACTCGAACCCATTCAGTCGCAGGATACAAACATATTTGGTAGCATAGTTGCCTTCACCGACCGCGGTATTGATCTCACCGGGGGTTACAGGCTGATTCAGCTTGATCACGGGCAAAGCTTGAACTATCTGCTTCAAGCAATATTTATTAACAACATTGGTCATTATTCAGACTCCTCGGGGAAAGGGAAAAGATAATCGCCTAGTGCATCAAGAACGGACGTTAGGTCTTGATTACTCAGAGGCTTCAACGTATCGGCAACGCTCTCGACTATGTCGGCAAGATTGTCGGGGATTTTATCCATGGGGCTCTCCATTAATTATAACTACGCCGGGTAGGATCGGTATTGTCAAAACTTGATTCTCCCAAATTCCAACGAATACCAGGACGATCATTAAGACCGACGGCATTTTCCGCACCAACTCATACATTAGATATAATGCTTTTTTTGGAGATTACAAGTGGTAAAGTGAAAATAATTGTGCATATCTGGTATGCACGAGACGCATAGCTAGAAGCTGTGACAAAAATATCACTGTGTGCGGGCGGTGGCCCGGGCGGTGGCCCTAGCCTTATCACTATATCTCGAATTCGTGAGGTGTAACTGAAGATAGGGTCCACGGCACGCTCCTATCGTGATATCACCTAGGTATATGATAAACTCTACCCCCGAGGCTTGCCCCTCTTGGACCGCTTCCTTTAGCGTCTGGAAAGCAGCATCCAAAAAGTAACCCTTTGTGATAAAATAGCAACGGAATTGTTCAGACATTTCAACTCCTTAAGATATTGGTTGACCCACTGGGATTTGAACCCAGAACTTCCGCCTTATAAGAGCGACACTCTAACCAGTTGAGTTATGGGTCAGAATACAACTATATATTGTAGATATGCGGCCGGAAAGCTCGGCGATAGGGCTTGTTCCACTTGCCGATATTCACATTGACATACCACCCAACATCAAAATAGTCAGTCTGGATATCTGAGTTGTCGTGGTTTCCCTCATAGAGACATGGAATGACTTCCTTGAGAAAAGCAAGGGCTAGCCCACTGAAATGATTCTCATAATGATAGACATTTACCTGGATTACCTGGATATCGGTAGAGGCAGGGCGATCATAAGGACCTACTGATGATACGACATCATTGAAATTCTTAATGAAATCGATGGGGCCCTCTTTGATATTGAGAGCCAGCGAAGTGTGATTGTGGATCGAAAGTGTGGCTTTAATGCCATACTTCTTCAGAACAGGTTTAATCAAAGCGGCAATGATAGCTTTGCGTTCTTGATCAATAAAAGCCATAATGAGGAAAGTCTCCGTTGTGTGAAGCTTAACAGTCTGGCGCTTCGGGATCGGCTTCCCAGTGCAGGAAGCCGATTAGCGAAAAGTCAGTAGTTCTCGTAGGGCTCATAGCCGCCATCAATGTCGGCCTCTTCCCCAGTGTGAGCGTATGCGGAGCGAGACTCGAAGATGGCTGGGTTGTATGTCCGCTTCACCTTGTCCTCACAGGCATCGCAGACAAAAGTGCAGAAGATTCCAGCAGCGTCTCTCAGCTCAAATCGGTTGTGGCCAGAGCCACATCGGCAAGGTTTCGTGCCCATCATCATTCTCCTGTTTCATCACCAACTCATACATTAGATATAATGCTTTTTTTGGAGATTACAAGAGGTAAAGTGATAAAAAAGTGGTATACCTGCTATGTGGATATCGCATAGCTAGAAAGTGTGACAAAAATATCACATTTAGGTATTAGGCAAAAAAGTCATCGACATCATCATAATCATCGGTATGTTCCGACCATACTTTTTTCCAATTTTTAATCGGGCGGCGTCGATTATCAAGTTTAGTCTTGCTATCATGGGCATCTTCTTCTTCATAATCTGAATCACCCTTACGCAATGCAACCGACTTCTTAATATTCTTCATCTTAATATACCCTTTTTACCTTTCTAAAAATCTGGGAATGCTTCATTTACTATTGGAGCAGTTAGCCCTTCAACCTTTAAATCTTTCAATAGCATATTCATAAAGACATTTGCTTCCTTAGCCTCAAGGGCTTCTAGCATTTGAATTAGAATTTGCTTCTTCCTTTCGAACCTAAGATTGGGATTTACTCTAACTCCATTTTCAATGAAGATATAAATCTTATCCATTTCTGTAGCCATATTAGAATATCCCATACCCGGAGGGGAATCAGACTTCCGATATTGCACAGCTTCTCGGATTACGAAATTAATTGTTGGATTAAATGCTGCCTTAAGAACATTTCTGAGGACTGAAGAATCGTTTTGTCGAAGAATGTTGATCTTATCCTTCTTCGACTTAGCCATTACAAACTCTTCAAAAATTTCATATATATTTTTCATTTTGACACTTCTTTCTAAATATCACTATTAATAGTCGTCTAATACTTCTATGAGGTTTTTCAATCTCTTTTCAATAAAATATGTTAGGAGCTTTTGTTTATTGCCAGACTTGCAGGTCTCATAAGCAGTCACAATGGAAGCTTTGAGTTCTTCAGGAGTATAACTAAGATCGACCAACTTCTGGTTACGCTTGTAACCCCTCAACATTTGTTCATTCACGCAGAAATCTTCTGGTTCCTTGCTCAGCCACTCTTGTAGCTTCTTACTATTTATAACTTTTTGTCTTTCACCGACAACAAAGACATTATCAGATGATAGGAAATTAGGAATACCATCGCCGCGATCACCCTTTATAATATGCTCTTTAATATAAAGAAGAGGATTATCCGACGTGATAAATCTCTTGAGGATGGGGCTATATTGCGTAACATTAGAATATCTCTGGAGTTGGACGAAATCTTTATCTGAAGATAGAATCAATACCCCTTCAGAGGAAGCTTTTCGAGCCGTTAGCACGCCGATAATATCATCAGCCTCCGCCCCCTCAACTTCAATAACTTTATAGGGAAAATTCTCTTTAAGTTCATCACGGATCTTATTAAGAATTTCAAAGATTTTGGGCCAATCTAGATTAGACTTATCTCGATCCTTCTTTCTATTAGCCTTATAGAAGGGGAAGAAATCTTTGCGCCAATACTTTCGACTGTCACATGCAATGACAATATCGCCATACTTAGATTTAAATTGCTTAACATATGTCCTAAGACTATTCAGAACCATATGACGGATTAAGCTTTCGTCTAGCTTCATACCCTTGTTTATATTAATCTGTTGCATAAGGTTGGCAATTAGAACCTGATTTAAGTCAATGAGTAGAATCGCACACCTCCAAGGTCATTAGAGACCTCATTTAAAGCCCACATTGAAGTACTATCTTTTAGTTTTTAATAATTCCCCTCAATATCTATATTATATAGTATAT